ATGTCCGCAAATAGAACAGGAAAACGCGTCAAAAAGGAACGTACTTTACGGAAGACTACGAGCAACCTCGATGTACTCTTCGTTCAGTTTCGCGCAATCAAGAAATCGGAGGGGCGGGCGCAATCAACGCTCAACCAATACGAAGATAATTACGGTTTCTTTCTCGAATTTCTGGATCGTAAGGGGATCACGCGGTCTATTCACGAAATGAGCCGGGATGTGATTCGTAAGTATATCGTTTATATGCAAGACGAATGGGTTAAATTCGAGGATCATTATTTTAAGAAGGACGAGCATATGACGAAAGGGCTTGCGCCGGGAACGATCAATACGCGACTGAAGACCTTGCGCGTTTTCTTTAAGACGTTATATGACGAGGATCTTATCGAACATAACCCGATGGTCGGTATAAAGAACGTTAACGAGCCCGAAGAGGAAGTCGTTATTTTAGACGAGGACGAGCTTCGGTTGCTATTTGCGGCGCCGAATCAGCGCGAATATGCCGACTTCAGGGATTACGTTTTAATGAACGTTCTACTCGACGGAATGATGCGTATTTCTGAAGCGCTAGGGCTCAAGCAGGAAAACTTCGATTTTTCTGCGCGTACTTTATATATTCCGGCTACTGTTGCGAAAAATAGACGGGCACGTACCGTTCCTATCGAGTTCGGTACAGCGAAAATATTAAACGAATTAATAGTAGAAAACCGTGCCGATTTTGAGAGCGAATATATTTTTCTCGCAAACTACGGAGAGCGCTTAACACGCGATCACTTCCGAAAACGTCTCGTTGAATACGCGAAAGAGGTTGGCATAAAGAAGCGGGTGCATCCGCATTTATTCCGACATACGGCGGCAACTATGTACTTGGAGAGCGGTGGAGATATGCGCCATTTACAAATGTTATTGGGGCATAGTGATTTACGTATGGTTCAAAGATACACGCATCTTTCAGGAAGCTCACTGACGGCTCAACACGAAAAACATTCCGCTATAAATAAGGTTCGTGGAAAACTAAATAAGCAGCGAAAAATAAAACGGAGATGACTCGGCCACACGGCCGGGTTATTTTTTTGTCCATTTTCCGGAGAGGATTCGCAGTTATAAATGACGGACGAAAAAGTTTCGTAATACATGTCGCAAAATTGATGGTAGCCTACCCGTTATAGAAGTGTAAGGCAAACAGATATTAAGCCGGGGAGATAGCGACACACACAGAGGAGGAATTCGAATGTTACCACAAATGAGAATCAACGGAGCCGCAGCCGAACTTTTCGTAAAGGGTGATTTACTTATGAAGAATTACGTACCATTTGAACCGGAGATAGACAATACGGAGTGTGATATTGCGGTAATTCAAAACGGAAATCTTGTGCGCATTCAAGTGAAAAGTGCTCGCTCCGAAGACCTCGAAAAAGTTAAATTCGATCTAACGCGATCAAGTGCAGCCTGTCGTTTCTACACAAAAGACGATTTCGATGTTTTAGCGTTATATGATTTCGCAACAAATAAGATCGCGTATATTGATTGGCGGAGTATTACACACAAACGAAGCATTACGTTGAGATACACAGATACACCCTGCAAAAACGGATTCGTTGGAGAAAATGGTCGGCTGTTCTTTGATGATTATCGAGAGCTTCCACAGATTATACGAAGTGTATCGAAGGAGGTATCCGCATGAATAGCAGAGGAATGATCGGGTACGCATCAGAAAGACTAGTTGAATCAGATCTTCTTTTCCAAGGGATTGTCGTTTTAAATCCAAGCCAGCCGGATTTAGAGTACGATTTGGTTGCGAAAATTGGGAACGAAAATTTCAAAATACAGGTTAAAACAGGAAAGCGGAAAGATGACAAGGTTCTTGTAGCGGACATTAGAAAATCAGCAAGCCCACGTAACCCATATAAAAAACTGCACTATACAAAAGACGATGTAGACATTTTTGCGATTACAGATCCGGAAACGAGAAGGGTGGCCTATTATCCTGCGGGCGAAGTCAGTCGAGAAATAACCTTTCGTTTTGAAAAGCGAAAATGCAGAAACGGGTATGCTGAGAGACTGTTCAATGATTTTACAGATATTAAAGCTGCCATAGAAAAACTGTCTTCGCTGCAGAGAATATCCTAGACGAGGTGATAACGAATGACCGACGAACATCAGCGGCTAGTATCCGTCGAATCTCAATCGGAATACAACATAACGTCCGGCAAGGCCGAAACGCGGATCTTCGTTAAGATGTACGTCGACGCCGTTAAGAAAGGCCTTATCGCGGACATCGGGGCGGAGCGTTGGCAGACTCTTTGCGTGCTGTCTTCGTTTATGAACGCTAACGGCGAATGCTATCCGACGCAGGATCAGATAGCCGGCGCGCTGAATCTCAGCCGTGCTGCGGCGAACAGGCGGATCAAAGCGCTGTGTGAATACCGATGGCAGGGGCGTCCGTTAGTCGTAAAGCAGAAGGCGCGGGACCCGAAGACGCAGCGATGGGATAACGCAAGGTATACGATCATGCCGATCAGTCAGCTCGCGATATTCGATGGAGATACGGAGGAGCTTACGTAGCCATGTGACGCCGAGCCATACACGGCGGACCCATATACGGCTCGACTATACACTAACTAGAACCATCTTTTAACTAGAGCCATTAATAACTAGATAAATAATAGCGCTCAATTAAAACCTTTTCGCGCAGATACTTATTAAATAATAATTCTATCGCGGTTAGGAACATCTGCAAGAGTGAGCGTAAGCGAACGATTGCTAGGTCTTATTAATAAACGGAAGGATGTGCGATATGTTTACGAAATATGAACTCGCTACAATTTTCGAAGCCTTAATCGATATCAAGCCGGAAACTCGCGCTTTGGTCAAAGAAGAATTGTCGGTTTCCGTTCCGGAACTACGCGCTAAAGTTTGGCGACTAATTAACGAAGGAGGCGACGCCAACCATGGCGATTGAAATCCCGATCTCACCCGATTACAAACTAACGTCCGACTCGCTTAACATCATCGTAAATGAACGCTATTTCACCGACCCGACTAAGGCGCCGAACTGGCCGAAGAAGCTTGCGGAGAACCCGAACGCTGATCCGACGCCGAATGAAAAGTGGCGCGAAGTAGCGTATCACTCAACGGTCGAACGCGCGGTACTCGACGTAATGAACCGGAGGCTGCGGGCTTCGGATGCGACATCGCTGGCGGAATTAGCACGATTAATACGGGAGTTTCGCGAGGAAATAGCGGCTTTACTGGCGGTCGAGGGCGATTGGTAGGGTAAGCGGTAAAACGCGAAAATACACGGAATGGGGGCGAATAAAATATGGCTGACGGCTATTTAAGAAGAGCGGAGGACATAGCGGATGGATTACGCACACTTAAACGCGAGAACGAGCGATTGAAGGAAAAAATTAATTGGTTAGAGGAAGGCATCGAGAGTGTCGTCGGATTGGTTTACAAGCATGTAGATAATATGAGCGAATTATATGCGGAAGCTGAACTGTTAGATGATCTAAAGGAGGCGTTAAAGTGACCGAAGAAGTTAAACGATTACGCTGTGCTGTGGCGGATTTGATTGGCGAGAACGAGCGGTTAAAGGCGAAGAATGACCGGCTTGAACTGCGGAATAAGGAACTCCGGCGCTGTGTTCCTGCGCTTAGTACAATCGCGACCGTATCGAGTATTTCTAAGGGAGATATCGTTCTTAGGGAAATCAATAGAATCGCAAAGGAGGCGCTAAAATGAAGGGAACTATCCTGGTGAATGAGTTGAGCGCGGAAAAACAAGCAGAATTTGAAAAACTGACGGATGATTACAGTTATATTCTTCAATTGCTGAACTTATTTATTCAAACTAACAACTTAGATTACGACGAAGCTTGGGATATCGCAAACCAAAGGTACGATGAAGATATGACATACGCGCCAAATGAGTGACGTTGTATCTCAACTATATCGCAAAGGAGGCGTTAAAATGACACCGACAATCACGAAGGAACAGGCGGATGCCTTACTACATCTTTATTCTACGGGATGGTCGAAATCAGACGTACTTGAGCATCACGCAACAGGCGAATGGTTGGATCACTGTTATTCGCTAAATGACCTCGACATCTTGACGCTTGCAGCCGCACTAGTCAACGAATACGAAGTCGAAGCGACGCCGGAAGACCGGGTACGCGAGTATTTCGCCGAACTTCAGGAAAAGCAACGGACTTCGCAATCCCGGGGCGTTACGTTCAGTTTGGAATGCGAAAGGGAAGGCGTTATCAATACGCTCAATCTTCTCGGAATCAAAATCGAAGGAGTGAACGCGCGATGAAACGACCGACACCGTACGAATTAAACGAAGCAATATCAGCGCTACAGCTCGGCGTACCCGAACACCTTAATCATCACGTTTGGCGCCTTCTCTACGAAATCGAAGCCTTACGTGAGGAGGTCAGAAGATGACAACGTATGAATCAAAGCCGGTCGCCAATTGGAATACGCGCGACTTCCAAGCGTACCTCAAAGCGGAGCACGAAAGGCTCTACGACGTCCCTTACGCACCTTTTCGCGGCTACCAAGCCGAAGCTGGCATGCTCGGACGTTGGGTCGGTACGAAACAAAAGCCGGGCGCATACGGGCCGGAGATAACGAAGCGATTCATCGATATGTGTTTCGCGGATTATAAGCCGTCCATAGAATGGCCGGGCGTCAGTTTCGGATGGATGCAGACGTATATGGGGCGAAACCTGCAGCGGGCGGCAAGCGGTTTGGCAGCCGAACAGCAAAGAGCCGAGCGCAATGGAGGCGTAGATAATACGTGGTTTTAAACGAGGAGGGATTGCATAGTGGCTGAAACGAAAAAGTATGTACGGATTAAGAAGGCTAGGTCCTTGCGTAACTGGTATTCGGTTCGTATCGGTAAGGTGTATATCGTAATCGGTGAGAATGAAATCGAGTATATAACCCATGTCGGAGTCGTACTAAAAGAAGACGCCGAGTTCATCTTCACCGAAAATCGGAAGGCGGCGGTTGGTGAGCGCGTGTTGATTACGAAGACCGTATCTGCATCCGGTACGTATAACGTAGGGGATATTTTCACAGTGCAAACCGCAGATGAATACGGAGGTATTTTCGTTAAGGAGCGTCTCGCATTTTTAATAAGACCGGAATACGAAGTCATTATCGAAAACATGGGGGATGACGAAATGAAAATCGATTTGAACGCAATGGGATACGATGAGTTACTAGCGCATGGGGATGCGGTAATGGAGGCGATTAAAAAGCGCACATTTCAAGAAGGGTTTCGAGCGGCTAAGCAAGTTCAGCGTAAGTTGGCGAAAATGAATGCCGAGAAAAGCGCACAAGTCCGCCGTGATAAAATCGTTGAGCAGGCGAAGGCGGACGTTGATCTGTGCGAGAAATCGGGTACGCCAATTCCGAGTGATATTTTAAAATTCTGGCCGAGAGACAACGGAAAAGAGCGGTACCTTCCGATTCATGAAGTTGAATACGTAGTAAACTACGACAAACGGGCCGTCGTTGTCCTCATTAAAAGAATAGGTGGCGAAGTTGTCGCAAAAGGAATCGCCAAAGCCGCGCCTGACGACTGCTTCAATGTTCATATCGGAAAAGCGATTGCGCTGAGACGTGCGCTAGGCTTGGCGGTGCCTGACGAATACTTGAACGCTCCGCAGCCGACTGAGGTTCGTGTGGGCGATGTTATATCGGATGATAGCGGGGTTAACAAAGCACTAGTTATTGAAGACGACAGTTGGCCGCCTTTTTCCAGTGGTTCAGTAATTTACTTGAAAGATGCGCGTAAATACGGATATAGAATCATTGACGACTCACGCGAAGAGGTGGGCGAATGACTTTAAAATATACGATGAGTGAGGCGGAGATCGTTGAAGCGATGGTCCAGTGGCTTAAGCAACGAGGCTACGTGGCGGCCAAAGGAAGGTTTGTACTCAATCAATGGAATCGGGAAGTAAAAGCGGAGTTTACTCTGCGCAAGCACTAACGAAAGGAGGTCCGCGAATATGACTAACGAAAACAATTGCGTACTCGCTGACGGATGCAAAGCGGCCGGGACCGACGCATGTACACGGCACTGTACGCATTTTATCGCGATGCACGGCGCATCAGGCGAAGGTGGACGATCAGGGGCGGCAGGGCTTCCACGTGAGTACCGGCTCGTGACGCTACAGAATTCGCCGGCGCGTGGTGATCAAGCGGAGGCTTATAAAGCGGCTTATGCTTACGCGTCTACATTTAATCGTCAATTTGATCAGCAATCCGGTTCGGTAGCGGCAGCGGATCGCATCAAGTCGCTGTACCTCGTAAGCGAATCGCCCGGCACCGGAAAGACGACGACGGCCGCCGCACTTCTTAACGAATGGTTGCGCGTCCATTATAGCGGCTCCCTGCGGCGCGGCCTCGAACCGTTACAACGGCCGGCGTATTTCCTCGACGTGAACGCATGGCAGAACGACTATAACGAATTCAACCGCCCGCGTGTTCCGGATTCAGTCGCAGAGCCGGCGGCGGCCCGTTACTATCGCGCATTAGAAGCGGCTAAAGCGGCGCCATTTGCGGTGCTGGACGATATAGGAGTACGCGATGCAACGGACGGCTTCCGCGGCGATTTACACACCGTTATTAACGCAAGAGTAACGAATCAACTACCGACAATCTACACGAGCAACATTGCGCTCGATCAGCTTTGGCAAGTATTCGGTGAGCGACGTCTGGCCGATCGGGTTGGCGACTTATGCCGCGAGATTGAATTCGTCGGCGAATCGAAAAGGGGGATGCGTAGATGAAAACGGAATTCACCTTCGGAGATATCGTCTCGGTTGCCGGGTACGAAAATCGGATATTCTACGTCGATGCTTGGCGCGAAGTAAAGGAAACCGATGAGTGGGGCGTAAGTGAATACGTCGAGTTCGAGCTGACCGACGCCATAAACGGTGAATTCCTCGACGCGTACGTAACGGATCTGCGGCTGGTCTGTCGGAAACAGTTCGCGGAAGATTACCTTTTAGAGTACGACGAGACGAATTATCCGGAGCCGACGGGCGCGGCGTTTCATTTTACGGATGATTATTCTTTCGGAATAGGTTACGCGAAAAAGGAGGCGGTTGGGATGGCGAAAGGGCCGAAGGAAACGCCGAAGAGGGAACAGGCGGCCATTGCGAAACGGAAGACTGACGAGCTACTGGACGAATATAACGATTACACGCGCCTGTACGAGACGTTCGGGGATGCGGAATATAAAACGAAGGCTGACGCTGTGATAACGAAAATGAGACGGGAGGCGAGCGAATGAAGCGCAGAATTAGATACGTTTATACGGACGCTGAATGGATTAGAAAGACACGCATTACAACCGCAATTAATTACGCTTTAATGCCGATCCATTTACCGTTGTACGCAATATATTTAATCGGATTAGGGGCGGATTTTTTAACGGAAGCTATTGGGGGCCTTGTAGACAAAGCGGTCGAATCGATTGTCTTTCGTAAAAATCGAAGGGAGGAGCGCGCATGAACTATGGAACTTTGCTAATATCGAAAGCCATCGAAGCCAACGATCCGAACGCCCTGCTGCGATTCAATGTTTCGGAAGCCGACTTCCAAACGCAGGGCGAACGCAAGGCCTTCCGGTACGTCATGGATTACGCGGAGAAGTACCGAGGCCAAGCGCCGACGGCCGAGATGGTTGCGAATGAGGTGCCGGACTTCCAACCGGATTTTAATATCGAAGCCAGCTACGATTACCTTGCGAAAAACCTAAAGGATCGGGCGGCTGAGCGCGAATTTATCGAGCTGATGAACGGGCGTATTGATCCGGAAACCAATCGCCAAGTTCAGGAGCCGCAGCTCGAAAAACGATTTATTGAAGCGCAAAAAAGCGGTGATATGGGAAAATTCTTCGAGTGGTTGACGGGGCAGGCCGAAAGTCTTAAAATGAGAACAAACGTTCGAAATTCGGTTGGTACGGATATCAAACGAGACATCGACAAATTTAAAACGGAATATGAAAACCGTAAGGCCGGCGAATCCTTCCGGATCTGGCGCAGCAAATTCGACTTTGTCAATAAGGCGATGGGCGGCTACGTTTCGTCGAACGTGTACGTGATCTACGGAAAGTCGGGCCGGGGTAAATCGGCCATAGCGTTAGAGGAAGTCATTAACTGCGCGATGCAGGGGGCGAACGTTCTAATATGGTCGATGGAAATGGGCTGGTACGAAGTGCTTGTGCGCTTATACGTATCAATTTCAGGAGAATTCGGCATCGACAATAATCCGTTAGAAGGCGTCAATATGGAACGTGATATCGGTTACTTAGGACCGGGCGGATTCAATTCTCGCGATGTCCGGCAGGGCAAACTATCCGACGAGTTTGAGGCGGGTTTTATGGAATTCCTCGATCGGCTCAACGAAATCCTTCCGGGTAATATTACGGTGCGAGCCGTCGACGATGAAGATTTCGTCTCTCGTACATTGCGCGATCTAAAATCGGACATTATCGAAACGAAGGCCGACGTCGTGCTCGTAGATCCGTTTTATTACCTCGATTACGAAGCCAACACGTCAAAGACTGCGGGTGGGGATGCGGCTAATACTTCGCAAAAATTGCGACGTCTTGCCGGGCATACGAAAGCGACTATCTTTGCGCTCACACAGGCGGATGAGGATGACGAAAAGGCGGGCGACGACGGAGAGCGAGAACTGAGTTTACCGCAACGTAAAGGCGTCAAGAAAACGAAAGCCCTGCTCGAAGATGCTGCGTTATTGATTGCGGTTGACACGAACGCGAAAGAAGGACGCGGCTTAATCGGATTGAATAAAGGGCGCGATGGCGGCGAAGGGGAAGTCGCAGAAATTATCTATCTGCCGCAAATCGGCGTGGTGAAACAGCCGGAAACAGGCGCCGGGGCTGCGGACGTGTTCGAGTTTTAGAGCGATTGGAATTTACCGGATGATATTGTCAACAATTACATCTAAATTTTTGAATATTTTCGACAAATTGCGACTGTAATTCTCGTAACAATGTCGTAATATAATTTACAAGTCTCGAAAGGAAGTGTCTCGAATTGCCGATATTAACTTTGAATGGACGTTTTGTAGACGTTGACATTCGGTATGAACTCGAACAATTCGATTGGACCCGGCCGACGTGGGGCGATGAACGTCTGTTGGCCGCCAGTCCATTCAGATACGATCGGACGCCGAGCTTTTACGTTTACCTCGAAGACACAGCGTCGGCAAAGGCCGGCTATTGGGGCGACTCGGGCGCCTATGACGAAGAGTTTGCGCGGGGCGGGTTCGTTAAACTGCTCGCTTTCCTGCGTGGCGAAACCGAAGACGACGCAATCGAGTACTTATTGGAAACGTATGCACCGGCGGCTGAAGGCGGACGTATGGCGCTGCGGCTCCCGAAATTAAAGCCCGTCACGAAGCCGGAGCCTTTGCCGGAATCGATCCTCGCGGACACAACGCCGGGACCTAACGCTTACCTGACGGGCCGGGGCATTTCGGCCGAGGTACAAGAAGAGGCCAGCGTATCGCTTGCCGGAAATGCAGTCGCGATTCCTTGGCGGCTTCCTAACGGGCGGCTGGCTAACGTTAAGTACAGGGCAACGAAGGGAAAGGCGTTCTGGTACGTAAAAGGCGGCATGCCTATCCGGTATTTAGTTTACGGAATGGATCTCGTATATGCGCAGCGGATTAAAAGTGCGGTGATATGCGAGGCCGAGATCGATGCCATGGCGTGGCGGTCTGCGGGCATACCGGCGATCGGAACCGGTGGCAGCACATTTAATTTACAGAAGGCGGACATAATTGCGCAGTCACCTATCGAATATTTAACGGTGGTTACAGATAACGACAAAGCTGGCGAAAAGTTACGGCGGGAGATTGAGCGTTATTTGATCGGAAAGGTGCGGCTTGCGCACGGTTATATTACGGAGGTGAAAGACGCTGATGAACTACTTATAAAGCGCGGTACAGAAGCGTTGCGAGACGTGTATGATCGTGCGGAGGTCGTAAGAAATACTTTACGTTTAGGTTCGGGAATTCCCGTACTTTAGGTCGGCGGAGGTTGTATTAACCCTCCGTGTTGCTGTCGGATACCTCAGTCCATTCGTACAGATCTTCGGGCGAACAGCCGAGCATCTTCGCGATATTGTACGCTCGTTCGATGCTCGGAAGATTCCGAAGGTTGACGTAATCAGACATTTGCGTTTTTGATACTCCGACCATTGCTGCGAGTTGAGTGGAACTAATTCCGCGTTTCTTGCGTAGTTCGGGTATCCGACATTTGCCGACCTTAAACGTAATAAACACCTCCGTACTACATCAGATAAGGTGTCACGGAGGAAATTATAGACTATTTCCGTTTAATTTTCCACATCGTCAGGTACAATTCGAACAACCTTCTCGATAGGAACATCGAGAAATTGGCATATAACATCAATCGTGCCTATGTACATAGTAGCGTTTTTAGTCATGTGCTGCTTCTTAATGCTTGCCTGTGTGTCAGGAGAAATGCATTTTCTTAGGTGACTAGGCTTTAGTCCTCGTTCTTTCAAAGTCTGGTATAAGGGCGAAAAATCAACCATTTTAAATACTCCTTTTAAAAATGTCGGCACTACTGAACAAAAAATGTAGACACCGCTGAACATTTATCGTATGATTCAATTATACTCTAAATTGAAAATAATTCAAGAAACGGAAGAAGGGGGGCTCTCCGAAATTGGAGGCGATAAGACGAGAACTTTGTGATTTCATCGAGGACCATGATATAAAGTATTCTCAGATAGCAAAAGAACTACGTGTTGATAAATCATCGATGACAAAATTCAAAAAAGATGGCACGATCGGCTTTAGGGCATTAGTAGTTATGGCGCACTTATTATTTCCAAAAGATCCAGACAGTAAGATTTCTAACTGGTGTCTTCAGTTAGACGATACCTCTAAAGAGATGGTTAAACAAGCATTTGAGTATGCTGCGATAACCAGAAACACTAAGCTACTTGAGCACTTAATTAATGAACATAAGGGGAAATCTCATCTAAAATCGTATGTTTCTATGTATCGTACTATATTAAATTATATGGATATGAAAATATCCATTAAAGAGATGATTCAAGAAATGAACGAATTCAAGGCTTCAAAAGATAAAGAGCTTCACATACTAGCTGGAATTTACAAGTGTTATGGAAATTACAGTTTGGGGGAGTACTTCCTCGTGATTTCTGACGCGATGGAAATTGGTAGAAGCATAAATAAAATGAATGATAAAAGAGAGCTATTTATAAAGGAGTGTTATATTCATAGGTTTGCGGAAATGATAGCTCCCACATATCTCAAATTAAATAATCTTAAAGGGGCGGCACATTACGCGAATATCATACTACAAGCTAATATATCTCCAAAATTAAAAGCAGATGCCACGTATCTTCTAGGAATGACCAAATTACTTCATAATCCAGACGAGTCAATTAAATTTTTTGAAAAAAGTTATTCTCTAATGCGACTAACTGGTGTAGATTATCTCATAAATGACTCTTATAATAACTTAGTAATGGCAAAAGCGTATCAGTATAGAAGTGATACACAAAAGTTAAGTGAATACCTTGAAACTTTAGAGGAGGTGGTTTATTTAGAAGAAGGAGACAGTTTTTATGAGTGCTTAAAGATATATGAAAAAGGGGGTGTTGACAATCTTCTTGAAGGCCATCGTAAATTCTTATATAAGTCAAACTTCTTTATTTCAGCGCTTATAGCTTCAGATCTACTCTCCACAGGCATACACCCTTATTTATTAGAAACATTGAGTAGTTACAAACACAACAAAAAGGAGATGTTTTATTTTGAAGAAGATTTTATTGAGTGTTTTAGTGATCGCAGCGATTTTTTCAGCAGCCGGACAGCTTAAAGGGTTTGAATACGCAAGCAGTGATAAGACCTTCGGAACAGCGGAACTTCGCCCCGGAGGTTGATAATACAAGCAGAGCCTTCGGGCTCTTTTCTTTTTGTCTATACAAGAAGTTGACTAAATTTCCATAATATAAATATCGCAACTTTCCGAAAAAACAAACGAATTTTTGGTACGATATGGTCATAGAAGAAATTAATAAAAAGTTTTTAAAAAGAAATGTCGCAAAATCATTTACTGCCTACCCGTTATATAAGTGTAAGGCGAAAGGGGATATCAAATTGGAACAAAAACAATTTAATAGGCTTCAGTTAGCCGCTGACAGTGGTGCGATTCCCTACGTAACTAAGGAAGCGGAACGAATCGCTCATCTAATTCCGGATTTTACCTCCTTTGAGCAGGAGTGCTATCAAGCGATCGGAAGGACGTTAGAAAATCTTGCGGAAAATGGACGCGAAAAAAAGGCGTTGATACAGCGAATTATTCGCGAAACCCGGCATAGATTTGTGAAGAATAGACGATCTAGGGACGAAATTGCAATCGAAGCAATTAACGAAGAAGGAACCGTTTGGGAGCCGGAAGACACTTTGGCGAGTGTTGAGGACGCGGTTTTGCTTAAAGAAAAAGTCGCCCTGTTGGCGCAGGACGACGAAAGAAAAAAACTTATTCTCGATACTTGGACTCGCGGATGTACAAACGATACGGAAGTTTCCACGTTGTTGGCGCAACGTTTTGGAGGAAATGCTCCGTCCCATCGAAAGTTTATCCAACGATTCCGATCAAACTGTCAACGCGAATTAACAGCTTAATATTTCTGTCGCAGCTAGGCCCGAAGGACTTTCGCTACGTCCTCATTGTATTGCATATTGTCAACAAATTCAAGCGAACAATTATGCGAACAAGTCCTCGGCTTAGTGCGATTATCCTTAAAATAACGGAGGCTAACGTACTATGCATACATCGAATTTACCCACATTTAACGAATCTCAAACGCTTTTAGCGCTAGATGAGCGCAAACTCACCGATTTCATTTACCAAGGCGCATGGCCGCACGATGAAGACCCGGCCGACTATTTCCCGGCTACACCGATTAAGGCGGTGCGCGTCGGATGATTACCGCCGGTCAGGTCAAGTTTTCGCACCACGCACGCAAACGCCTGAAGGAACGTTACAATATTACGAATTTACACGTAGCGCGTAATTGGATTGCGCAGAAGCTTCAGCACGCAAAGTATCTCGGAATCACCGTAGATTCTAACGGCAAGGAAGCGCGAATGTACGGAGGAAAAGGGGTCGTTATACTCTTCGCGCTGAATAGCGATTATGTACTGACCGTCCATCCTCCCGAAAAGAATACGGCGATCCGATTTATCAAAGAAGCGTATGACACGATGAAGCAAAGCGTAGAGGCTGCGGTTCAGAATAACGAAAATTATGCCGCAGAACTTTACGAAGAAATTGCGCATCTGATGGCCGAGCTTAAACGAACGCGGTCAAAAACGAAGAAAATGGCATACCAAGCGCGAATCAATGCGGTTCAGATGCGGATTGACGAATTGCCCGCCGAATCCTTCGAATTAAAACGCAGGCTTACAAAAGCGGCGAAAGGCGTGGCGGCGTATGTCTGATCTATCGTGGGTGGGACCGATTGCCGCTGTCATTATCGGATTAATACTGTTCGGCATGTGGACGCAAATTGGCGAAGACGACGCATGATAGGCGCGTCGCGTCCTCGGAGAATGTCGGGGCGGCCGTTAGGTAATCCGTGTCGCGTCGCTACTGCCAAGCGCTGGCGGCGTTTCGGGCGCAGACACCGGCATTTTGCGAGGGCGAAAAGCCTTAATAAAAACGTAGGGGGAAAACGAATGAGCATTCGAGATATCTTAAAGAAACGTGAAGAGGAACGGGATAAAGCGTCAAGCGGTGAAAGTGAATTCCCGGAAGGTGTTACGCGATATGTTCGCGTTGGAAGCTACGGAGAAATCAACAAAGACGGACGTAGCCTAGTCATTCTCGCGCAGCCTGACGATTGGTACATCTACTTTGTTCACGAAAATAAAGAATACACGGGGAAAGGTTATGATCACAAATTCCGCAAACACACATGCCTGCACTCTCCACACGATAAAGTAGGTACGGAAGAATTACAGCAGTATTTCCGTCCCGGTAAGGATGAATGCATTTCGTGCAAAGCCGGAGCGCAACGTAAGATGTTTTTTATGATTCCGGTCTACGATCCGAAATATAAAACCTATCGCGTAATTGATATCGCTGAGTTCCACGCGAACAATTTAATCGACGACTATGACAAGGCCGAGAAACCTGCGAAGAAGATCCTTCCGGATTACACACTCGTAGGTCAGGCGGTTCACTTTAAACAGGCAGATAAAACGTACTCGTTGGAAACGGGTGATCTCCCAGACGAAGCCATCGAAGAAGCAAAAGCATTTATCGGCATCGATTACAAGTACGAAGAGCTCGCAAACTTCCGTGAAGAAAGCGACATCGTTAAGCTGTTGCACGAAGCGAAGGACGGCGTTAAGAAATCTGTATTGCCTCCGTTAGAGGACGGAAACTCGGCAGACTCTAACGAACCTACTTCCGAAGAATTACCGTTCTAATCACGTACCAACCAAACGAAAAGGAGGCGCTTATATGGCGCATAAAGCAGAAGATACCGGCAAGTATTCGGAGCTGATCGCTCGTGCTGCGCTGCTGGCTAGAGGCTGGCAGGCGGTCAGTACGTCCGAAACGGAAGAGGCATTCGATATTAGCGCAAAAGATCCGTTGAGTGGCGAGTGGAAAACGTTTCAGGTGAAGACGATTTATGATCGGAAGGAGCGCGGAAGCCTTATCGTTCAGGCGCGTAAAAGCGACCGGACACCGTATAAGCTCGATGAAGTCGATTACTTTATCGGCGTGCTTATTGGACGTAGTCCGGTGCCTACCGTGTGGATGTTCGAGAATCGCGAGCTCACCGAGTATTGGGGGCCGCAGTCGAAGGACGGCAAGCGGTGGGTACGGATGGATTTGAACTTTCGACGTGAAGACGTAGATCTTACGAAAATTAACGAATCGGAGGCGGTTTGATGGCGAAATTAGACGGCGTTAAGACACTCGATATGGTGAACGGTGAAATTACGAAGGTTGCGTATGGCGGCGCGGCTTACGAGCGCGTGGAAGGCGAGGCGAAAGAATTCGGAAGTGTCGGCGATCTGGTACTTAATGGACGCATTCACTGCGACTTAACTGTAGGCGCGTTTTACGAAATAGTAATCAACGAGGAGTACGGATGGACAACAGTTCGAGATGATATCGGGGATTGGCACAGTGACGTATTGTATAATCCACGGAGCGTACTCTTCCGCAAAGTCGCCGCCAGCGCCAATCCGTCCTTAGAAGACCGCGTCAGCAGCGCGGAAGGCGAAATCGAATCGTTAAAATCCGACGTGGCTGCGTTGAAGGGTGAGCCGGAATATAAGCGGATTGACAGAAGCGAAGCGCGAGCAGGTGACTTCGTTAAGTTCGATGATCCTCCGAGCTATTTAACCGATAAGGAATATTACGAAATTAAAGAATTTGCGCAAGGTTATCCCGTAATTATTGACGATGATGGCGATGAATACGACACCTACAGTGACGAATTCGAAGTCTATCGAAAAGTAAGCGCCGCAAGCGTAGAAGCTGAGCGCCTGAAGGTCGGTGATTATGCGAAGGTGGTCGAAGACCAAACGACTAGTGATGACGATCCGATCTCCGACGAAGCTTACGTTGGCGATTGCGTAGAAGTTTTAACGGACGATAAATCGAATGTTCCGTTTGAGGTTCGAATCATTACTGGTAAGAACGTAGGCGACACGGCGTGGGCGCGAGAATTTGCGTTAGTACGCGCCACTGACGAAGAAGTTGCCGAAGCTAAAGACGCAGCAGCACGCGCTAAATTCAAAAAAGGCGCTAAAGTGCGGTTGAAGTCGGGCGGCGGAAAGGTCCCTCTTATCGGATTCGAGAACGGTGAGATTTATGAGGTTTCCGATAACAATTTCGACCATACGAAGAGGGGCAAACGCATTCGAATCGAAGGCGGCGCCATTCCGTTTAACGGCTCCGGATGCGCAACGCCGGATCAGCTCGAAATTTTAACCGAAGAGGAAGCCGCCGAGATCGAGCGTAAGCAAGCCGAAGAAGCGAAGTGGGCGAAGATCGGACGTGAGGTTGGCGAGTATAAGAGAGGAGATATCGCGCGAGTAGTAGACAACAAGTGTGCTGGACGTGTAGCAAACGGGGATATTATCGAAGTCCTCAAACAAGCCTCTGGTGGGTCCGTCGTGGATACAGTGCATGGATATTTTCTTAAAGTCGAACTCATTACGCCAGTCGAGGCGCGCTTTGACCGCTAAGCCGGCCACCGTCTGCGCCGCATGTAACGCTAACCTTTACGAAGGGCGATCCGCAATTTACGATTCGCTCTTCGAGGTTTATGCGTGCGATCCGTCTTGCTGGTCGGAATGGTATGCGGATAACGAAGCGGACTATAAACGAAGATGGACGGAGGCGGTCGATTTATGAAGAGATTACCGAGAGCGATTGCGTTTGTGTTCGGTGTATTAATGGCATTCATTGCCGGACAGTGCGTATTGAACATGGATGTGTTTGCTACTGTAACGTGCGTTCTAGGCGTTTTTGTATTCGGATGCCTTAACGTAATAATGAGCGAATAAGCGGTATATATTACGCGAGGAAGGAGGACGACGAATGGAAGGCTTACGGTTAAATATGAACGCGCTGAAGCCGGCGGCTCCGAAATCGGACGCAGTAGAGGCGACGGCCAAGCGGAAGGCGAAAGCCAAGACCGCCGAGCCGATCGAGGAAAGCTGGCGGAAGATATTCGCGATGAAACTATCGGATGCCGATCGCAAAAGGGTAACGGAAGTCAAGGCGGCCATGGATGCGGGCAAACTAGCGCGCGATCCGGCTGACTGCGTGAACAAGGCCGGCAATCCTAAGGCGTTCAGCAAGGCGGAGGCACTCCGGCTATGGAAGACGTTACAAGAAGCCCAGCGCGAAGAAACCTTGCGGCAGATGGTCGAGAATACGCCGGATAATTACTGGCTGATTACGGATGTCGAACGTTTCAACGAATTTCTGGCGCTGCTGGCTGACGAAGAAGAGATCGTATTCGACGTAGAGACGACGGGCGCTGATACGTGGGAAGACCGGATTGTAGGTAACGTGATAAGTGCAGTCAAGTCGAACATACACGCTTACATTCCGACTAAGCACGTTACAGAGGCGCCACAGCTACCGCACGCTTACGTCATGGAGAAGCTGAAGCCGATTTACGAAGATGCTTCCGTTAAAAAGATCGCGCATAACGGCAAATTCGATATTCACATGTTATCACATGAAGGCGTTACGCTGCGTGGCTTAGCGTGGGATACGCAGTTCGCTATGCATATTCTTAACGAAAATGAGCGCGTGACTGGCGGATCTTATCGACTAAAGGATCTCGTTACTAAATATCTCGGCATTCCTTCGCAGACATACGATGAGTTATTCGGTAAGGCCGGCTTTCACGAAGTCGCCGATTTAAGAGTTGCGCTGGCATATGCCGCAAAGGACGGTGACGTTACGCTCAAATTACGTAATTTCCAACGCGAACACTTACGAAAGATTGGACTGCTCGAATACTACGAACAAGTCGAGAATCCAACGATCAGTGTGTCGGTCGAGATGGAGGCAGCTGGCTTCGTACTGGATATCGAGAAGGCTAAAACGTTAGGCGCCGAGCTGAAAGCGGAACTGATCGACATCGAAGAGGGTTTGCGTAAGCATTTCGGCGAGATTAACTTCAATTCGCCGGCACAGCTATCGGAAAAGTTTTTCGATGAATTAAAGCTCGACCGTTACTTGCCGAAGGGTTTCAAGAAATCGACTGACGTTAAGACGTTGAAATTACTGGCGCCACATCACGAAGGAATTAAGCTCTTGTTATCTTATCGCGAGAAGACGAAGCTGCTCGGAACGTATATCGAAGCTTTGCCGCAACAGGTAAAGGCAGACGGGCGCATTCACGGTAATTTCAATCAAACGGGCACCGTGACCGGACGCTTTTCTTCGAACAATCCGAACCTACAAAACCAGCCGTACTTTGCGCGTAAGTTATTCGTCGCTCCTCCGGGTCAGGTTATTTTATCCGGTGACTTCTCGCAGCAGGAACCGAGATTTCTATCACATTTTACTGGCGAAGAAGTCCTCGTAAATGCTTACCGTGAAGGACGCGATCTTTATTCAACGGCTGCCAGCGAATTATTCGGCTTGCCGATTGAGGAATGCGGTGACGGTTCTAAGTATCGGAAGATGATGAAAACAGGCATACTCGCGGTTATGTACGGAACTGGCCCGAAAACACTTGCCGATCAGCTGGGCATAACGGAGAAGGAAGCGAAGGACTTTATCGCTCAGTTCTACGAGAAATACCCGAAAGTTAAGGCGTGGATTGACGGCAACGAGCAATTTGCAAAGCGTTACGGATACGTTCAAATGTTTCACGGACGAAAGCGTAGGCTCCCGGAAGCTAAGTCGCGCGACCGATTTACACAGTTCCGAGCAATGCGCCAAGCTACAAACGCGATTATCCAAGGCAGCGCGGCCATACAGACGAAGCTAACGATGATCGAATTACAGAAGCTATGCCGCCACAAGGGATGGACGATGGCTTTCTCGGTACACGACGAAGTTGCCGTTTATGCTCCGGAAACTTTAACGCGTGATGATGTAGCGGATTTCGAGGCGGTGATGCTAAATACATTGCGGCTAGATGTGCCGAATAAGACGGATATTGAAATCAGCCGAAGATGGGGCGAAGGATTTCCGGTGGACGAATGGTTTAAAAACAAGGAGGCGGTTTGATGAGCGAAATGAAAAAGTATACGGATATCGTGCGCCTTGGTCATCATACTACTGAGGGCGTTCTGACTGAGAATGATTACGTAGTTGTTTACGAAAAACTGGACGGAGCGAATGCATCGTTCACGCTCAATCCTGACACATATGAGATGGAAGCTTTTTCGCGTAATAGGAAGCTAGACAGCGAGAACAACTTACGGGGGTTCTATGAATATACGCAGAAAATCGACCCGGAGGACCTCAACAGCGATTACATCTACTTCGGAGAATGGCTCGTTAAGCACAAGGTTGATTACGGTGTTAATAAGAATGAATTTTACCTCTTCGATATTTACGACAAGAAAGAGGGACTTTATCTCTCACATGTTGCCGTTGTTGCAGAGGCTTTCCGGCTTGGTCTTACTTTGGCCCCTATTCTTTACGCAGGTAAATATCGCGGCTTCGATCATTTACAAAACTTTGTTGGGCGCAGTGCACTAGCGAATGAGTCGGCCGGGGGCGAGGGTGTTGTTGTGAAAAACGTAAGCTATCGCGATAATTTCGGCAAGCAACTTTTCGTAAAAGTCGTCAGTGATTCGTTCAGAGAGATGCAGCCACAGAAAGCTCCGCGTGATCCTGCGAAATTAAACGCCGAGCAAACATTTGTAAGAACGTTCGCAACGAAAGGACGTGTCGATAAACTCCTACGAAAGATGGTGGACGAAGGGGTTATCGAAGAGAAGTTCGATCTATCGGACATGGGCGTAATCCTCTCGCATTTAGGCGGCCGAGTATACGACGACCTTATTAAAGAAGAATCCGACAGTTTGTCGCAGGATTTCGAAGAAAAAGCTGTACGTAAGGCAATCGGAAAATACGTTCCGGTGCTTGTGCGGGAGATTATCGAAGAAGAAACAAAACGGGAGGCGGTTTAATATGGCGAAAACTTACGTTGTACTCGACTTAGAAACGACAGGACTCGATTATCAGTCCGAACAAATTACGGAAATCGGCGCGATTAAGATTGACGAAGGCTTTAACGAAATTGATCGCTTTCATACGATGGTTGCGCTAGAAGAAGGACGCGAGCTGCCGGAATTCATTACGAAACTGACCGGCATCACAGCGGCCGATCTCGAAGGCGCACCAACTGAAGCCGAAGCGCTCGAAAAGCTGAACGAATTTATTGGCGACTCGATCGTAGTTGCGCAAAACGCTCCGTTCGATCTGTCGTTTATCAGTCGAGGAGGAATCGAGCCCGAACGGTTCTATTGTACGCGAGCTATGGCGAGCTTCGTTGAACCGGAACTATCTGCGAGCCTCAAGCATGTTGCTAAACGCCACGATATCTCGCTTGAAGGACATCATCGGGCGCTTAACGACGTAGAAGCGACGATTAAAGTATTCCGGCTCTATCTACCGCATGTAAGAGAGGAGTTTAACGAGTTCGAAAACATCGTTCAAGACTCCGCAGATCGTCCGCTGAAGTTCAAGCCTAAGAACGCAATTGTACGTAAAGTTCATATGGTTGCGTTGGATAATACGGACTTAATTCGTTTGGTTCGAGCGTTTCCGGAGGATCACGATATGTTTGTCAAGCTAGGCAGTATTATCGGGCGTACGATGAAGGGACGTGATTAATTGACGAACGCAAACGCACGATCAGCCGCAAACTCACTGCGCGCCCAATTAGCGCCGACGCCCGAACCGACCGGCTATGCGCAGCAGATTGCGGATGAACTCATCGAATATCTAAACGAATGGCACTCGCTTCCGGAAACGTGGGATAACGCACTGGATGCGCAGATCCACCGATGGTACGCAGATGCTCCGAAAGTATTTCCGAAGAAACCGTATTTCTCGCCGTCATCTGCGAATGCCTGCCCGCGTGAACTTTATCATAAGGCGTTGGGCGATCCTAGAGACATAACGCGAAAGCCTCCGTATCAGGGACGTTGGACCCGCATCGGAACGGCAATCGGCGATGTGGTTCAGCGTGATCTGCTCTTTATGGAAAAACATTTCGAAAAGAAAGTCGGCCGGCCCTGTCCGTTCAGTTTCGAGCGCAACGAAGACGGCACGCCGGTGTTCGAGGACTTCGCCAAGCGGAACCATAAGATCGAGCGCGGCGGCAAGACGTTTCATCTCTTCGGAACATGTGACGGCATCATGCGTTATGTCACCGAAGATGGCGAAGTATTGCGCGTGGGACTCGAAATCAAGTCGAAGCAAACGAGCGCAGCCCGTACGTCTTTCTATTCGCTGAAGAAGCCGGATGAAAAGCACGTTAAGCAGTGCGTCGCTTATGCGGAGATGTATGGCGTCGACTTATACGTAATCCTCTACGTAAACGCATCGAAGAAGGCGTGGGAGTACGAAGAAGGCGAATTCGAAAAGTCGCCGGACATCCGGGCGTTCGGCCTCGAAATCGGACGCGAAGACATCGATGTGCTGCTCGATAGATTCGTAGAAATTCAGAATTCGATTGACGACGGCAAACCGATGGCGGTCGACCTTAACGGCTGGACATTCAACGGATACAAAACGGCTATTGCGCAATCGCTTACAGCGGCCGAGCTGGAAGACATTCGCGATAAGGTTTCGCGAGTCAAGCGGTCAAATGTCTTTGATTCTACGAAAAGGCAGTACGCCGGGGCGCTGGAATTTATAGAAAAAGTACGCAAAGGGGAGGCGGTTTGATGTGCCGTTTCAATATTGGAGACATTGTGAAAGCAAAAAATTCTCATAGGGAAGTAGGCTATAAGAGAGGAGACCTTATTAGAGTAACGAGAAAAGGGTATTTTTCAGGGGCTTTCATCGGTGAGAATTTAACAGAACCTTCCGCGTATGGAAACTGTCACGTATATATTGGAGACCATTTCCGCGGCAAGAATATCCAAAGAGATAGCGTTGTTAAAGAACCGAAATATAAAGTGTATTTTCTCGGAACCCCTATTTTATCGGTCAGAAAGGAGCTCCGATGACTAGCGCCAAGCCTATCCGCATCCTCGCGTTAGACATATCGACTAATCCCGGATTCGCAGTCCTCGAAGTCAAACGGCTGAAGTCAGGTCCGCGCGTGAATCTCGTACACGTAACGTCTGTCAACACGACGAGCCAGTCGCCGGACAGCCACCGGTATTCCTATATCGAGGCAGCGGCAACGATGGTTCTGCACGAACACGGACCGTTCGACGTTGTTGTCCGGGAGCATTACACGAAAGGGCGCAATAGGCGATCGACCCAAACGGTGTTTGGTGCGTGGGCTGTCATCGACTTAGCGCTTGGTAAATACGGCTATAAGGCGGATGTGGAGATCACGCCGACAACGGTTAAAAAGGACGTAACCGGAAAAGGCAGCGCATCAAAAGACGAAGTAGAGGCGGGAGTAAGGCGGATACTTTCGCTCCCAGCCGACTTTACGTTTCGGACAGATGACGAATCGGATGCGGTGGCGATTGGGCTTTCGTATCTTGTCCGCGATAAGATTATAAAACCGGAGGAGGCGGAATGATGGAGCGCTTAATTAAATGGGTAACTATCGCGGTAATCGCATTGTTCGTATTTGTTTTCGTGGTAGCGGCGCCGGCATATACGATTGCGTCTTACCATAACGAAAACACTTACGTAATAAAGGTAACGGATAAAGAAACGAAAACGGCTGACGATTCCTCGAAGTATCTGATTTTCGGAGATGACGAGAAAGGTAACGCAAAAGTGTTCGAAAACACAGACGCAATATTTGCGCGGAAGTTTAATTCCAGCGATCTGTACGCGGAGATCGAAATCGGTAAGACGTACGAATTCAAGACGGTCGGCTTCCGGATTCCATTTATGTCGAGCTACGAAAACATAATGACGGTGAAGGAGAAGTGGTGCGAATGTTTAAGCGGAGATTAATCGAAACGATTTCGTGGATACTTACAATCGCAACGTTTTTTCTATTAGTCAGATTTCTGATATGGGCGATAGAATCTCCCGTAGCAAAAGCGATCTTTACGATTGCGGCCGTATTCGGCTTGCTTCTCGTTGGGATTTACGGAATCGTCCGTTTTATCCTATGGCTGATCGTCGAACCATACCGCGCACATAAACGCGAGAAGGCGAGGGCGGCCGAATGATTTACGGAGCGACCGACGAAGGTTTGCGGAACATGAGACGCTGGCTTAACGAAAAACTGATCGAAAGCGAAACCGCCATCAGCTTCCACGACCGGAAACTGATCGAAGAGCGTATCGAGCGCGAACGGACACAGGCGCGGCTGGACGAAGTAGAGGCGGAAATTGAGAGACGGAAGGGGCAGATAGGATGCTAATCGCTTACTATTCGCTGACTGGCAACGTCCGCCGATTCGTCGCTAAGACCGGTCTGGCCACTGTCGAAATTAAGCCGGACCTGATGCTAGCCGAGCCGTTCGTATGCGTGACCGGTACGTACGGCTTCGGTCAGGTCGCCGGCACGGTGGCGGATTTCCTTGCGGCTAATAGCGACTATCTTGCGGGCGTGGCTGCGTCGGGTAATCGCAATTGGGGCGATAATTTCGCAAAGGCGGCGGACATAATCGCAGCGCAATATGGCGTTCCGCTAGTCGGGCGCTTTGAATTAGCGGGCACAGACGCAGATGTACGACAATTTATCGAAAGGGTGAATGCGCTTGACGAATAAACACGCGAGTTATATCGAACTTAATAACGAAATTATGATACAGAAGGACGGCCGGTTCCAGTTCGAAAAGGATCTCGAAGCCGTCCGCGCTTATTTTATCGACTACGTAAATCAAAACACCGTATTTTTCCACGACCTTCGCGAAAAGCTCGACTATCTGCGCGAGAACGATTACTACGAAACCGAATTCCTTGACGCCTATACGTTCGATGAAATCAAGGGGGTTTATCAGGCGGCTTATGCGCACAAATTCCGATTCCCTTCGTTCATGAGCGCGTTCAAATTCTATAACGACTATGCGATGAAGACGAACGACGGCAAAAAGATCCTTGAACGATACGAAGACCGCGTTTCTGTTGTCGCGTTATTCTTCGCGGGAGGAGACGCAGCCAAGGCGATCGAGTACGTAGATTTGATGATGCGGCAAGAATACCAACCGTCAACGCCGACGTTCTTGAATGCGGGCCGGAAGCGTCGGGGCGAACTCGTTTCCTGCTTCCTGCTCGAGGTTAACGATTCCCTTAACGATATTAGTCGCGCAATTGACATTTCGATGCAGCTTTCGAAGCTTGGCGGCGGCGTGTCGCTTAATTTATCGAAGCTGCGGGCGAAAGGCGAGGCGATCAAAGACGTAGAGAACGCGACGAAGGGCGTAGTCGGCGTAATGAAGTTGCTGGACCATGCGTTCAGATATGCGGATCAGATGGGTTAAATTGGCCCCTTTCGTCAGTAATGGCGATCGAAAACCTCTTTAATTCATGGGAACTCCTCGAAGCGGTAGGGCCACAAACTACTAAAGGAGGACAATCATGAGCGAAACAAGACGGAAACCTCACAACAAATTGGAGATAGATGAAGATTTTATTCGCGAAAATTACCACAAGATGAGTGCTAGAGAAATCGGTGAGATATTAGGAGTATCTAGGGAAGCGATTAATCATCGAGTTATACGTATGGGGCTTAGGAAGACAAAGATACCTTTCGAATTACAAAATGGTGAAGAACTAAAACCAATAAACGGGATACCTGAATACGGAATTACCAGCCTAAGCCGCGTGGTTAACTTGAGAACAATGACCGAAGTAAAACCTAAGATTGACGGATCAGGCTATTTAAAGGTAGTCCTCTTTCGAAACAAGGTTCGATTCGAGAGGAATGTACATCGATTGGTTGCGCTGCATTTTATTCCTAATCCTAAGAACTTACCGATGGTTAATCATATTGACGGAAACAAAGCAAACGCCGATATCAAAAACCTAGAATGGGTAACTCCGAAAGAGAATGCGCAACATGCATCAAGAACGGGTCTTTTGCGGAAAGGAGCGCGTCATCCAGCATCAAAAATCACTGAGGAACAAGCGCGGGAAATACTTTCGGATTATCGCAGCGGCCTCTCACTCAACGAGGTTCGGATTAAGCACTCATACGCGAGTAAGTCTATCGTAGATAAAATCTGTTGTAGGCAACGGTGGAATCATCTGGACCAAACGTCTTGAACGTGCAACGACTAGCCGAAAGGCGTAGGCCGCAAGCGATAGGCGGTCGAAACGGGAGGCGCCCCAAGCGGGCGAAGATATAGTCTAATCTTCGTGGTAACACGGAGCAGCCGGAAGGCGGGGCGTGCCTAGCGAACACGTCCGAATGGTCTGCAAAGACAAGGATCGGGCGCGGCTTATCTCAACGTATTCCATGCGGACATTAACGATTTCCTTGATACGAAGAAAATCTCGGCAGATGAAGACGTCCGTGTCAAAACGTTGTCCATCGGCGTTGTTATCCCGGATAAATTCATCGAACTGGCGCGAGAGAATCGGCCGGCTTACGTTTTCTATCCGCACACCGTTTACAAAGCGTATGGCCAACACTTAGACGAAATGGATATCGGAGAGATGTACGATCAGCTCCTCGATAATCCGGCCGTCCGTAAAGACAAAATCGATGCGCGCAAGCTTCTCGAAAAGCTCGCCGTGTTGCGTTCTGAATCGGGCTATCCGTACATCATGTTCGAAGGTAACGTAAACGCAGAGCACGCGAACGGTCACGTATCGAAGGTTAAATTTTCGAATCTGTGCTCGGAGGTGCTTCAGGCGTCACAAGTATCGGAGTACACCGACTACGGCGAACCGGACGAAATCGGCCTCGATATTTCGTGCAACCTCGGATCGCTCAACGTTGCAAACGTTATGAAAAACGGTGACTTCGAAACGATCGTTAAGCTGTCCGTCGATGCTCTCACGCGAGTCTCGGAAACTTCGAATATCAAGAACGCGCCGGCTGTTGCGCGAGCTAACCGGGAGATGCGTTCGATCGGGCTCGGAGCGATGAACTTGCACGGCTATTTAGCGCAGAATGGTATCGCTTATGAATCGGAGGAAGCGCGCGATTTCGCTAACGTATTCTTCGCGCTCGTGAATTATTGGTCGCTTGTGCGTTCGAATGAATTAGCGAAAGAAACCGGCAGCACGTACGAAGGATTCGAGGGGTCGACGTATGCGGACGGTAGCTATTTCGATAAGTACGTCGTAGAAGATTTCCGTCCTAAAACGGAGAAGGTCGCGAAGCTGTTTGAAGGCGTTGAAATTCCAAAGCGCATCGATTGGGTTCGCTTGGAGGCTAACGTTATGCTCCACGGACTCTATCATTCGTACAGACTTGCGATCGCGCCAACGGGGTCTATTTCGTATGTGCAGTCGGCAACGGCGTCGGTCATGCCGATTATGGAGCGCATCGAGGAGCGTACGTACGGCAATTCGAAGACGTATTATCCAATGCCGGGATTATCGCCGCAGAATTGGTTCTTCTACAAGGAAGCGTACGACATGGATATGTTCAAAGTCGTCGATATGATCGCAACGATTCAGCAGCACGTCGATCAAGGTATTTCATTTACGCTGTTCTTGAAAGATACGATGACGACGCGCGATCTGAACCGGATTGACTTATACGCTCATCATAAGGGAATCAAGACGCTTTATTATGCACGGACTAAAGATACGACACAGGAGGGGTGTTTGTCATGCGCGGTTTAA